TTACAGGTGCGCGTTCAGGAACTCGATCAGCTGGGTCTTGGACAGGGCGCCTACCTTGGTAGCAGCCACTTCGCCGTTCTTGAACAGCATCAGGGTCGGGATGCCACGAATGCCGAATTTCGGCGGGGTGGCTTCGTTCTGGTCGATGTTCAGCTTGGCGATGGTCAGACGGCCCTGGTATTCCTTGGCCACGTCGTCCAGGATCGGGGCAATCATCTTGCAAGGACCACACCATTCTGCCCAGTAGTCCACCAGCACCGGGCTCTCGGCGTTCAGGACTTGTTGTTCGAACGAATCGTCGGTTACGTGCAGAATCAGGTCGCTCATCGTTTTCCTCTCGGTAGGGTGTCGATATTTCAAATTACAAGCGATGGTAACAACTCCCCCCCGCCCCGACAACCCTTACCGCAGCATGGCAAGCCGGCCAGCGCTACAAGACGGTCGGTCGATTGAAGGCTATAATGCACGGCTGCTTTACAAGTAAAGGATTTGACATGGGATTCCTGCAAGGCAAGAAAATCCTGATCACCGGCATGATCTCGAACCGTTCTATTGCCTACGGCATCGCGCAGGCATGCCATCGCCAGGGCGCAGAACTGGCATTCACCTACGTGGTAGACAAGCTGGAAGACCGCGTGCGTGAAATGGCTGCCGATTTCGGCAGCCAGCTGGTTTACCGCTGTGACGTACAGAACGACGACGAAATCGCTCGTCTGTTTGACGCACTCGGCAAAGAATGGGACGGGCTAGACGGGCTGGTACACGCCATCGCCTATGCACCCCGCGACGCGCTGGAAGGTGACTTCCTGGACGCCCTCAGCCGCGAAGCATTCCACACTGCCCACGACGTGTCGGCGTACAGTTTCCCCGCGCTGGCCAAGGCGGCACGCCCGATGATGCAAGGCCGTAACGCGGCACTGCTTACCCTCTCCTACCTGGGCGCAGTACGCGCGGTACCCAACTACAACGTGATGGGCTTGGCCAAAGCCAGCCTGGAAGCGTCGGTGCGCTTCATGGCAGCCAGCCTGGGCAAGGACGGTATTCGCGTCAACGGCATTTCTGCAGGCCCGATCAAAACGCTGGCCGCAGCCGGCATCTCCGGCTTTGGCAAACTGCTGAACATGGCGGCCAACCAGTCCTGTTTACGCCGCAACGTCACCACCGAAGAGGTCGGCAACACCGCCGCCTTCCTGCTCTCCGACCTGTCCTCCGGCATTACCGGCGAAATCACCTACGTTGACGCCGGCTTCAGCATCAACGCGCTGAACGTCATGGAAGACTGAGCGTAGCGGCAACCTCAAAAGAAAAAGCCCGATCTGCATGATCGGGCTTTTCGTATCTGGCACGGTGCCGGTAAGAGGAGTCGAACCCCCGACCTTCGCATTACGAATTCGTAGCATTAAATAAACACCATTGATTTAATTACCTTTTTTCGCATCCACAATGTTGAATAAGGCAATCCACGGCACAACTACGGCACAAAAATGGCACAACGGCGGGCCACAAATTAGGCACACAAAAATGAGCCGCTGAAATTCGCCTATATATAAGGAATAAGTTCAGCACATTTGCATTAGCAGAAATAGCAAAAAACCCCGCGCCGAAGCACGGGGTTCAAGCTCATCTGGCAACCTTGGCCGCGCACTCGCCATAATCCAGCACCAGCTGGATATAAGCACGGCCGATAGCGTCCCAGTCATCACTGGCCAGCGGCGGAATCGGCCTGCATGGCGTTACCAGCACCACTGGAGGCTGCGGCGTTGGCAGCGTCGGTGGCGGCATTGATGTCGCGCAGCCGGTCAGGGCCAGGGCGGCAGCCAGCAGGCAGCGGATTAGACAGGATCGTTTCACGGTAGCGCTCCACAATAGACGGCCGCATAGCAGCCAGGTTATCGATACGGGCCTGCACCCTGTCGGCCACGCCCTGCAGGCGCTGCGACTCAGCCACAAATGCCGCCAGATCAGCCGTGGCCTGCCCTGCTTTTTTCTGCTCCGCCCTCAATTCCCACCGGTGGCGCTCCACCATGCCACCACCCCACCACGCCGCCGAGTGCGTCACCAGCAGCGCCAGCAGCACAGCTGCCGCTCGCTTCAAAACCGACATCATCACACCACCCCCAGCACTTTCTTGGCACGCGACCAGATCGCCAAGCGATCAGCGCGACCATTTTGGCCACCGTTAATTCTGCGCGTAATGTCGTCAAACTTGCCGGCATCTGCCAGCAATGACAGGCTTTCGTTTTTCCAGAACCACGCCGCTGCCAGCGCAGAAAGCAGCGGGTCTTCCAGCAAATCCGGCGACCCGACCAGATCCACACCCAGCGCAAAACCGCATAGCTCATAATTGCGGCGACCAGTCAGCTGGATCAGCCCGCGCCCCTTGTAGCGCTGGCCATCGCTATCCGCCTCCGGCGTATTGCCAAGGCGTGCCGCAAGCTTGCCGGTATCGTACTTGGCCAGGTAGGCATCACTACCCAGCTCGCGCACGTAGTTCAGCTGGCCAGACTCATGCCCAACTTGCGCAAGGAATGCCGCCTGCCGCGCCGGCGTAGTGATGTCATACGCAGCCATCGCATCGATCAGCGGACGCAAAAAAGCCCGCACTGCAGCGGGCTTGGCCGCAGGCAAAATTACCCGCAGCTGATCTTCAGTTTGCAGCAAAGCCATCCCACCCCCAAAAGAAAAAGCCCGCACGCAGCGGGCTGATTAAATTTTGATCATTACAACAGCGGGCAGGCAGCTATTGCGGCGGGCCTGCGTTATCGACAGGCTTATCCACCGTTTCGGTGGACAAACCCAGCCGGCCACCCACCAGCCGCTTGAGCCACGGCACATCCGTCAGCAGCGCCCGCAGCGCGGCCAGGGCATCCGCCTGCAACACCCGCAGGCCATCGATCAGCGGCACGGCAAGGTTGGCCGCAATCATCCCGCCCAGCCCGACAGCACCATCACCCAGCTCCGGCCAGGCACTGGCCACCAGCAAGCCGCCGAAATACGCCGCCACCAGCGACACGCCCGCCAGCAAAAGCCGCTCCGGCCACCGGCGCCCTACCGACTGCCGCCACTGCAACACCGCGCCCACAACGGCACCGGCCAGCGCCGGCAGATGCAGGCCGGCACCAGCTGCTGCCGCGCCCTTCCCCGCGCCACCGGAAGCCAGCGCCAGCCCACTCAGCCCGGCCAGCACCGTGGCTACCGCAGCGGCAACTACGGTACGCAAGGAAATCGCCGCCACTACACCGGCCAGCACCACCGCCAGCGCCAGCCACAGGCTGGCTTTCATACGAGCACCCATCACACCCCCTTGAAATGAAACGCCCGCTTACGCGGGCTTGATGATTTGCAGCTCGGCAGCTGCGCAAAAGTCGGTAATCGCCGCAAGCGGCGGCGGTGACAGCGCCGGCCAGCGCTGCTGGTAGTCCAGCACCACGCTGGCGTGCAGCGCGGCTGGATCGGCAACCAGGTACGGCAAGGCTTGGGCGTACTCGCGCACACTCCATGCGGCCGCCCGCAGCGTGCCATCCGGCTGCGGCACAAAGCTGTCAGCGCCGCCAACGTCCGGGTCCAGCGCGCGGCCAACTGCGGCGGCCACTTCGCCCAGACCCGCAGGGACGGTGACGATGACCATGTGATCGTATGCGCTCATGCCGTGACCCCCACGCCGAATAGCCTGCCAAGAAGAACATCCAGTAGCCGGCGGTCGGCCTCAGCCTGCACCCCCGGCACATACCATGCCGCATGCAGCGCGCCACCGAACGGCCGTGCAAAATCCTGCGAGTTACCGAGCACGATCCCGCCTGTGCCCGATGCGTAACTGCCGTAAGCCACGCCGGTACCGTCCACGCCGTTGACCCGCACGGCCAGCGTGCCGACCTTGCCGACGGCAGACACCACAGCCACCGCACCCGGCGCCACCACCGCACCCGTTACCGCCGCGCCATTGCCGTTGATAAAGCAGACTGCATTGCTGGTGCCGTTCAAGTAGAACGCACTGCCAATGCTCGTGGCAGCGTTGCGCCGCGATAGCGGGAACTGGCCGGACGCAATGGCAGGCGCGGTATAGACAAAGCCGAACGTTTCCGCCGCCACTGATGGCAGCCCAGCAGTGGCTAAAGCGTCGTCTGCACCGTCAAACTTGATCTGCCACCGCCCGCCGACGCGCTGCAGCAGCGGCTTGCGGCTGCTGGTGGCCTGCACGGCCGCCACGCCGCCGACACGACCAGCGGCGAAGCCAGCGACGGCACCATCGCCAGCCGGTCCGCTGCCATCACTTGCCAGCGCGATACCCGCACCGTCAGCCAGCCACAGCTCACCGCCAGACTTCCGCAGCAAGGCGATGATTTGCGCCAGCAGCGGCAGCTGGCGCGATGGCCTCATGCTGATACCGATCTGCATTACAGAAACCCCACCAGGTCAGCCGCCGTTGTGCCGGTAGCAAACACCTTGTCCACCAGAAACGGACCCAGCGTTGCGCCGGCCGGCACATTCTTGAACGTCACCGCCACACCACCCTGCATAACACGCACGTCCCCGCCGGTGCCGACGTAGATCTGACGCACCTTGTAGGCCGCGTCTACACTGTCGCTCGGCGAGATCGCTAGCAACCCGTTAGCCGGGCCAGAATTCGGGAAGGCAACCGCACTCGGCATCACATCAGGCATACCGCTCTCCTCATAAAATTGAATGGCCCGCGCGCGGCGGGCTAGAAAGTAAACGACCCGCCGGAGCGGGTCAGTTGGTGGCGGCCAGCTCGGCCGGCGTGCAGGGGCGCCAGCGCTGGACAGTAGCGCCATCTGCGGTGATGGCTTGCACCATGCATTGCGGCGCGGGCTTCGGCGTCAGCGCCTGAACACCCAGCTGCAACAGCTGCGCGCCGGCCAGCGCGACGATGATCAGCGTGCCAAGTTCGTAGGCTTTCATGCAGTGGCACCTTTCAGCTTTTCCAGCTCCGACTGGGCGGCGGCCAGTTGTGCCTTGACCGCAGCCAGTTCGGCTTGGGCTTTTTCAGTAGCCAGCAGCGCGGCGGCGGCGGCCTCTCCCAGTACCTGGGCAAGCGGGACACCTTGCTCGCCAGCCACAGACAGCGGCACCGGCGGCTGCACCTGGCTGGTCAGCACCTGGCCGTCTTTGACGACTTCGTAGATGCGGACATGATGAGCGCCGATGCTGCCGTCGGCGTGGTGACGGATAAGGGTCTCATAAGCGCGGGTCGTTTCGATGATGGGCATGTTTTTTCCTTAGTTCACAGGTGCATTGGTGCGGATGTTGATCCAGCTGGCGCCATTGCTGAGACACTGCGCAGCACCGCCACTTGCATCAGTGACGACAATGATGTGCTGAGGGTATGCGCTAGCCGACGGCAGCGTGCCGAGTGTATAAAGCCCAGGCCGTACAGGGCCGGTCACGCTTAAGGCACCCGTGGAGGTGAGGGCCATCACCTTTTGCAAGGCCACAGCCTCGCCAGCAGTGACGGGCCCGGAAGCAGAAAGCCATTCATGCCCACCCGCATAGGGCTGAACATAGGCTGATGGCGGCTCAACCGCCGTGTACTTCGCACGCCAGCCATCTGCTACCCGAAAGCAGTTCCGCGCTACTGTGAGCGAGTAGAACCCGCTCAGCACTGCAGCACCGCGGCTGCCATCCCCAATATCGATCGCGCGGAAATCTGCCCCCCATGGGCTAGGTACCGCGCCCACGCCGACATTACCCGCCGTGTCATACGCCGGACGGGCAGCGATGTCCGCCATCAACTTGCGCAGACCATGCAAGCCGGATAGCGTGGTCGTGCCGTCGCTAAAAGACACTGCACCGTAACTATCAAATAGCTCAAACAGCTGATCCAGCGTGCTGCCGGAGCGCTGAATCAGCGCTTGCAAAGCGGCAGCCAGATCCGCCGCAACGTTGCCGGACGGCAGCATACGGATGATGGCGTACGGCTGTGCCGACGCCGTGGCACCGGTGTACGCCAACTTCAGCGTCAGTGCGGTATTACTGCCGACTGATTCAACTTCGCCCAGTGCGCCGTTCGGCAGCAGGATGATGTCGCCAGGATTAACGACACCACCACCCCAGATCGTATCCGTTCCCGTCACGGCTTTGCTGCCGTTAGTCACGGTAATCGTGCCGGTACGTAACCAGCCAAGTCCTGCCATAGCAGTCTCCCAAATAAAAGCCCGGGCATTACACCCGGGCGAGTTTCCATTTCAACTGCGTGATCCTGATCTGTCCGGCACCTGCATGCTGGTACGTGACTTTCAGATAAACCCGCCCGTCAACATAACCGCCGCCGCCGAGCGACAAACCATCGCCGGTCAGCACGTCTACCTGCATCAGCCCGGTGCCGCCACCGTTCTGAGACATACCGCCCGAGATCGTTGCCGCCCCGACGAGCTGCTCGCTGGCGGCGTCTGACCAGACTGTTGACGACTGATAGCCGGTGTCGATGATGTACGACCACACCGCCCCCGGCTCCAGCCAGCCGCTGTCTACCCCTACCGGGGCTGCGGCACGAATATCCGGCTCCGACACCACCTGCCGCGCAACCTGCACATAGCCGTCAGCTGTCACCAACACGTCCTGCCGGCCGCTGTCGCGGTTGATCACCTGCAGGAAAGGCTGGCTGCCACGGGCATTCAGATCGATGACTGCGGTGGATGCGGCCAGCGTGGGCCCGTTTTGCAGACGGCCGCTGATGACGATGCCGGCATTGGCCGTCAGCTCGGATAGCGCACCGATATAGCCGGTTTGCGCCCAGATCGATTTAGCCTGCAGCAGCACAAAATTGGCCGCATCGGCGCTGACATGCCGCGCCGCCATGGCACCGTCGAGGATCAGGTCACCGGCAATGCCCACCGCGGGCCCGCCGTTGAGCGAACCCACCGTAAACACCTGCCGGCTACCAGAACCATTCGGCAGCGAGACGCGGAACACATCCGCCAAGATGTCAAAAGCGCTGGCGTTGGCATCTGCGTATGCGGCCCAGCCGGCAATCTTGCCGCCAGCGGTAACGCGCAGGGTTTTCTGGGCTTTCAGGCCGTCCACCACTTCGGCCTGCTCGGCTACCGACGCCTCGGCTTCACCCACGCGCACGGCCAACAGCTGACGCGCCATCGCCTCAGCACCGACAGCGGTAGCACGGGCAGAGGCTTCCTCTTGCACTGCCGCAATCGCACCAGCGGCGGCCGCTTGCACGGTGTCGATGCGCTGACTCAAAGCGGCTTCCGCCGAAGCACGGGCCGTCGCCTCCGACTGAATGGCAGCGGAGTTGGCCGCAGCCGACGCCTGAACGGTGTCAATGCGCTGACCCAAGGCGGTATCCGCCGTAGCCCGCGCAGTCGTCTCCGACTGGATTGCGGCAGCGTTGGCCGCTGCCGCCGCTTGCACGGTGTCGATGCGCTGACCCAAGGCGGTATCCGCGGTAGAACGCGCTACCGACTCAGATTGCACCGCAGCGGACACTGCACCAACCTGGGCGGCCAGCTGCTCACGCACCACCACTTCCGCCTGCAGGGCATCCGCCGTAGCCTGCTGCTGCCGCGTCAACGACGCAACAGACACCCGCGTACCACGCGCTGCGCTGGCTTGCTTGTCGGCTGCCAGCGCAGCCGCCAGGGCGGCATTGCCTGCCGCATCGGCCTGCCGGGTGTAGTCCGCCTGCAGGGCGTCGCTGCGTGAGGCTTGTGCCCTGGCCTGGTCGGCCAGCGCAGTCTGAGTGGCGGTAATCGCCGACGCATTGTCAGCCGCCACCGCTTGCACGGTATCGATACGCTGGCCAAGTGCCGCGTCCGCCGTGGCGCGCACGCTGCGCTCATCGCTGATCGCCGCACCGTTACTATCGATAACCGCTTGCATTGCGCCCAGCTGACTGGCCGTGGCTTGGTCGGCCGCCGACCGCACTTGCTGCTCGACCAGCAGGCCGGCTTCTGCAGCACCCAGCCGGCTGGCCAGCGTCAGCGTCGCACTGGCCTGCGCTGCCAGCTCATCGGCATTGGCCTTGATGTCGAGCTTGGCTTGCGCCAGCGACACTTTCAGCCCGCGCGCCGCCTGGCGCTGCTCATCCGCCGCCAGCGCCGCCCGCAGCTGCGTCTCTGACAGCGTGCCCAGCTGCCGCTGGACATCGGCCAGGCCGTTGGCGTTGCTGCTGACTGCGGTGTCGGTGTACGCCAGCGCCTGCTGCACGCCCAGGCTGATCTGCGTTTCAAGCAGCTGCAGCTGGCTCTCAGCGGCCGACAGCCGGCCACCGTGCGCATTGACGGTGGTGACCGTACCGGTCAGCCGGCCATCCAGCGCATCCGCCAGCAGCAGTACGTCGCGGATTTTGGCATCAACGTCCGTGGTGATTTCTGCAGTGGCCTTCAGCCGGATCTGACCGGTCGCCGGGTCTACGTCGATGATGGCATCCAGCACGCGCCGGTTACGCCGTGCCTCCCGTGCCCGCTTGTCCGCATCCAGCACCAGGCGCAACGCCGCCTCGGCCGCAGCTTCACCCGCGGCATTCAGCTGCGGGATGACGCGCTGCTGCAGATCAGCCAGCGCCGGCGCCAGCTGCGACATTTGGCCGGCCAGCGCCGGCACGGTGACATCGCGCAGCGCGGTGAGCGACGGCACTTGGTCGATGCTGCCACCCACCAGCGCATCCAGCGCGCCACGCCCGACGGCGCCCTGCAGCTGCTGCAGCAGGATGGACGGGTCTTTGATGGTGGTGGCCGAAGCCTGCGCAAAGTCACTTGCTACGCCCCAGCTGCTATACACACGCAGCCAGTAGTACATGGTGACGCCCGTCGCCATGCCAAGATGCGCCCAGGTACTAGCCGGGTAAGCCAAATCACAGAGCTTGGCCGGCGCAGGATCAGAAGCCAACGCACTGCCAAACAACTCAGCCCGGACACAATCCGCCGACGGCCAGCCGATGGTCAGATCCACCCGCATAGCACCACCCGACGCCGTCAGCGCAGGCAAGGCCGGCTTGCGCGTGCTACCAGCAGCTGTCACATCTAGCGGCGCAGACACACTGCGCGCCCCCGTCACGGACACTGCCGCCACCCGCACTTGCCATTGCCCCGGCAGCACATCAGCAATCTCGTCGTGGTTGGCCGACACTTCCGGCAACTCTACCCAGTTGCCACCCGCCTGCCGGTAGCTGACAACATAGCCGCGCAGGAAGGCAAAACTGCTGGCCGGCCAATCCACATCCAGCCGCACGGCACGCGCACCATCCGGCCGCAGATAGTCCACTTCACGCACTACCACCCCCACCACCGCCGGTGGCGATGAAGGGTCTGGCAGGCTCGATACCGGCAGGGGCGCCAGACGAATACCCTGCTCGATGCGCGTCCACTTGTCAGGATCGTGCTGCACACCGGCAATGCTGCGGTGGAATGGATCACCCCCCACCTGCGCATTGCTGACACAGCGCCACAGCGTGGGCTGTACCGTAGTGGCCACCAGCAACCAGGTAGTACCCTCGACTGGCTGCTGGCTGAACGGCGCCACCACCTGCAGCGCGGTATAGTTACCGGGCAGCATATTGACGCCACGCCGCTGCAGCGTGCCGTCTGGCAGCGGCACTTCCAGCGAGTACGCAACCCCTGCCGCCAGCTCCACCGGCGCATCCAACACCACCGCTGTACCATCCACCGACATCAGGCGGCCACCGTAGCGGGCACCCGCCTCTACCGGGTCGGCAATCTCGAAAACGTCACCCGGCAACAGATCCAGCGCGTAGATGCCGGCGCCAAAAGACACGGTGCCGGTTTCGGCCTGCGCCGTTTCCAGCACGTAGCGCCCCAGCTGCTGGGCCTGAGCACGATTATCGATACCCACACCCACCACATCGACAGGGTTATGACCATAGCGCAGATAACCGTCGGCATGCTCTACCAGCTCGACAGCATTCTGGTAGCGGTCGGCTTTGTCACGGAACGTCACCACCGCCGATGTATGCCGGTCTTTCAGCTCGCTATCGCCATAAACAAAGCGCCCGCCCTCGACGTTGGCCGGCACAAAATGCTTGCGCGGCGACAGACAGGGCATATCCGCCACGACACGCACGCCGCCAGCGTACGGAATGACACGCCCGCAGAAAATGCTGGCAATGTCCTGCACTATCGCCCACGGGTCCGCCGTCTCGGTTTGCACCATATTGGCAGTAAAGCGCGGCCGCAGCCCGCCTTGGCCATCGCTCACCAGCTGATCACACCACTGAGCAATACGGTACAAATCCCACTTGTATTCACCATCGGGCAAGCCGATGTTAAAGCGCGGGTCGGTCAGGTAGGTGTACAGCCACCAAGCCGGGCTATTGGACACGGCCGGCTTAAAGGTGCCATCCCATGGGCCGCTATAAGTACGCGACGCCGCATCGTAATTGCTGGGCACCTGCAGCAGATTCAGCCGCCACCGGGCTTCGATCTTCGGCATGCTGCTGAACGCCTTGGCGTCGAACTTCAGCGCCAGTAGCGCACTATTCGGGTAGCGCAGCGGCGTTTCGTTGATGACGGTAAAACTGTCCCAGCTGGTGGCGTTTTGCAGGTTCTGCGTTGTGCTGTCCGGCGTGATGCGGCGCACACGCACCTGCCACGGCCCGGTACCCGCCAAGGCAAAGCGGCGCGCTTTCTGGTAGCGGCTACGCGTCTTGCCGTTGATATCGATGCGGCCAACCTCTACCCACGCACCCACCGCCGGCTTGATATCCACCGCCAGCGATACCGCCGTGGGATTGGTATTGCCGCTAGCATCAATCGACAACAGCGCAGCGGTAGACACCGTGACACGCACCGCCGTGGCAGTGACATCATCAATCAGACGCACCAGAGGCGTCGCTGCCTTGACCTCGGCCGCCACCGACACTTCGGCTTCCACATCAGAAAAACCCGCGACGCGCTCTTGATACTGCGTACCCGGGCGCCACTCCACCACCACGCGCTCGAAATTGCGCGTGCCGTCGGCATTTTCCAGCGGCACACCATCCAGGAACACGCACTGCGCCAGCGCTGCTGGCGGGCCTGCATGCTGCCCCATACCCATCAGCATAAGCATCCGCGCGGTAGCAACTGCCTGCAAACTATCCGGCGCCTCTACTGGCGTGGCTCGCGCCGCCGCATCATTGGCCAACCCCTTGGGGCTACCCGCGCCAAAAACCGTCATCTCACCCATCAGACAATGTCCTCCACGTCGATGCCGGCACTAATCACGATGCCGCTATAAATCATCTCGCCCACACCCACCGGCACCGGCACCCCCTGCACGCCGGTATTCTGGCTACCGCCGAACAGGTAGCTTTTCTGACTGGCACCGGACTCGATCTGGCCAGCAGACACGGCCGGAATCTTGGTCATCATGCCAACCACACCACCAATCGCCAGGCCGCCACCCGCCATCAGCAAGGCCGTGGCGGTACCGCCGGTAAAGTAAAAACTGGCAGCAATCAAACCCACCCCCAGCACGGCACTCACACCGGCATTAGCACCCAGCACCACTGGCGCAATCAGGATGTCACCGACTGAAACCAGCGCCACTTCATCATCGGTAATGTCACGATCCGCCACCGTCACGCGAAAGCCCATGCCGCGCTCGATGCACGCAGCCAGCGCCGCCCGAAAGCCCGGGTACAGCACATCCAGCGCCGTCACCGCCTCCCGTACCGACGCCACCGCCAGCCGGTGGCTGGCACCAAACTGCTCGGCCAGCTCGCCGGCCAGCAGCACGTTTCGCAGCTGCGTCATCATTGCGCCCTCAGAACGGCAACCGTGGCGCGCTGCCAGTAGCCGCCATAGCGTGTTTTCTCCGATGGCCGGTCGCGCAGCTGGTGCAGGATGTCGCCATCGCCCGCATATACCGCTGCGTGGTCAGCCCCAACGCTTTCCGGGTCGCAACGCATCAGCACCACATCCCCCGCTTGCGGCGCACCAGCCACCCGCACCAAGCCGGCCTGCTCGCACAAAGCCGGCACCAGGTCGCGCTGGTACCACCAGCCGTCCGGCGCATCCGCAATACGCGGCAGGTGTATGCTTTTCTCGCGCTGCTGCCAGTCGCGCACCAGCTCCCAGCAATCGAACAGGCCGTAGCAGTACGGCCGCCCCAGCAGTGGCGCACGCCAGCCGCAGGGCTCGATCAGGCGGTAATCGCCATCCGGCGCACTGACCACATGCCAGGCCCGCGCCGTGCGCTCGCACATGGCGCGATCAATCATCGACGGCTCGGCACCGCCTTGCGGGTGGCTGTGCCAGATACCCACCACCGCCCCCAGCTGACTGGCCGCCGCCCAATCCGCCGCATCCAGCTCGAAGGTGCATGACGGGTCGGACGCCACATTGCGTCCCAACCAGACACGGCCACTATCCAGCACCAACCCGCACACTTCCTGATGCGGCTGCTGGCTGGCATAGGCCAGCATTTGGCTGATTTGCTCCGGCGTCGCTCGCATACCCACCCCCAATGAAAAAACCCCGCACCAGGGCGGGGTTTGCTTATTGATCTAGCGGCTATCCGTACCGGCGCATGCCGGGGTAACCACCATAATTTTCTGTATTGCCGCGACAACGGCAGCCAGACAGCCGCTTGCTGCAGACATCTTTGGCCGGGTCGGCCGTGGGCTGATCATTCACATCGAACATGGCCGCACCGCTGTAGGCGCACTCGGCACCGCGATAGCGCACATACGGCGGGCAAGCCACCGTGGCGATAACACCAGGCGCTTTCACCCCCACAAAATCCAGCTGGCTGACCAGCTCAAACGTAATGGATGCGCCGTCAGACTCCACCCTGCGGTTGATGCGCCAGATTTCGTCCTGATGCTGTTCCGGCTGGGCAGCCAGCGCACCACCGCCACAAAACTTGGCGTGCGTCAGCCGCCGCACCAGCACCCAGCCCGCCAGCCCGGCATACTGCCGCACCAGCGCGCTAAACACGCCCTGCACCTGCCGCCCATCGTCCATGGTGGCCACGTTGGACACCTTCAGGGTTGGGCGTGGTGCCGAGCCATTGGACAGCGCGGCAAAACCCTCTGCCGCAATGGCCCACGGCTCATAGCGCTGGCCAGCAAACGTCACCGGCTCACCCGAACCGCTGGCAGTAAAATACATGGCCGCCAGCGGCACGCTGGCCGGCGGGCGCAGCTCAAACAGCTCCACCAGCGCATCCGGCACCAGCTGCTGCAACTCTTGCTGGATCTGCATCTACACCCCCACAGCAAAAACCTGTTCAAACGTACACGTCAGCGTATTGAGGTCATGCCCAGCCGGCACCACCGACCAGCCACCCCGGCACTTGACGCGGATGGCCACTTTGCCGGGGTAGGCGAACCAGAACCAGCGCACACCGGCATGGCGGCGCAGGAACGCCTCCATCGCCTCTACTTCGGCATCGCTACGGGCAGAAAAGACCAGGCTACGCACCACCGGCATGGTATTGATGCCATCCGGTACCGACTGTTCGTAACCGTCCCCCAACACCACCGACTTGATACGCGGCTTGGTTTCTACCTGGCCGCCATAGTCCGGCTCCCAGCCCCATGTCTCAGCGGCCATTCAACACCCCTCCCGGGCGCAAATCGCGAGAGAGGTTGCGGTTATACACACCGTCAGCCACCCGCTCGACCACATCAAGCGTCAACATCGGCTGACCATCTGCCCCGACACCCTCCGTCACCCGCACCTGCGCAGCGCTACTTTCATTAATCACCACGGTGATACCTCCACCGCCCCCGCCATTCCTCTGCTGCAAATACTGCTTCAGGTCGGCATTGGTACGGGCGTCCACCACCCGCTCGCCGCGATCCAGCAGCCAGGTGCCTTCACGCGGGATGCTGTCGATACCGTCGTGCGCCATACCCTGAATAGCTTGGGCTGCCATAATGCCGACACTGGTATAACCCAGCGCACGCACCATCGTTGCCGCCGGCACACCCAGAATCGGGCCCATGGTCAGCGCTTTGGTGGCCGCCTCTTCGGTATTCACAATGGCCATGGCAATAGATGCCGCACGACTGGCCAGAAACATGGCCTTGTAGGCAGCCGACTGGCGCCCGGCAGTGGACTCCACCAACGACGCCATGCCGTCGAAAACCTGCTGCCCCATACCCAGCACCAGCGAGGCTTTTTGCATTTCCAGCGCCTGAGTGTCCTGCGCCAGCTTGCGACTGGCGGCGATTTCCATCGCCACCCGCTCGGCCGTGCCTTCTGCCGTCACCTCGGCAATACGCCGCTGCATGTCACGGTGCGCCTGCACAATGCGCTCAGCATCCGGCACCATACCCAGATCCTGACGCACACCGCCCTGCAACTGCTGCATAGCCTGCGCTGCCCGCGCCACCTCCGCCCCGCGCATCTGCGCCTGCTCTGGCGCAGACAGCTGGCGGTTATTGTCGATATCGCGCAGGTTGGCCGCACTTTCGCGCTGTACGCGGGCATAAGGCGTTTCGTACAGGTCGCGCAGCCGCTGGGCCGCTGCCATCTGCGCCCGCTCGTACTCTTCCACGTCGCGGTTCAGGTCGGCAAAGAACGCCTTGCGCTCTTCCGCCGCCTGCTGCAGCCCGGCCTTGGTCTGGATGTTGGCCTTTTCTTTCTGCACCAGCTCTTCGGCCAGCGTGATCTTGGCCTGAATGTGCGCCTTGGCCACCGCCGTTTTGGCGACCGCCTCTTGCTCGCGCAGCTGGTTAAGCAGCTTCTGCCCGGGCGTGATCTTGTCCACCGCCTCGCCATAATCCACCAGTGCCACGGCCAGCTGGTTTTCGGTCTGGATGCGCGCCCGCAGGTCGGCCAGCTCGCGGTCTTCCGCGCTGCCGTACTGCGCGGCACGGCCACCGCGCTTGGGCGCGGTTTTCTTGGCATAGTCGGCCTTGATGTCGGCCACGCGCTGTTCGTGCGCCACCAGCGCGGCCTGGTACTGCTTGCTGCCCTTCCCCAACCCTGCGACAGCACCCTTGAACGCGTCCTCCTCATCGCGCAACTCTTTGGCGTAGCGCTGCGCTGCCGTCATGTTTTTGCCGTTGTTGACGTAGTTATCGGCCCGCGCCTCGGCCGCTTTTTGTTTTGCCGCCGCTGCGGCTGCATTCTTTTCACCCGCCCGCGCATCCGTCCCCACGGCAGCCAGGCGTTTTTCGATACCCGCTAGCTCGCTCTTCATGGCGGCCAGCGAGGCTTGCTTGCTGGTGAGCGACTCGGAAAACGAAAACGAATAGAGGTTCTTTTGCTTGTCCTCGATCAGCGCCTTGAGCTGCTCGGCACGCGCCGCCTGCGACTGGGCCTTGTAGTCCACCGCGTTTAGCGGATTGAGAAACCGCAGCGCGGCACCACCACCCGCCGCAGCCTGCCCCCAGAAGCCCGCGCCTTCCGCCCGCGCACGGCGGATTGACCCCGAAAAGTCATTAAAGGCATCGGCCATGATGGACAGCTGGCCACTAATGAAGGCACTCACCCCCGACGCCGCCACTTCGCGCTTCATACCCTCCCAAGCGTTGTTGAATTGCGCCGTCGCCTTTTGCGTCTCACCGCCGAACTTGGCCGCATCGGCGGACATGCCGCGCAGCTCTCGCGCCAGCTTGGGCAGGAAATCGTCAGCGATAATCTCGCCACTTTCCAGCATGCGATTGAACTCGCCCGTGGTGACGCCCATCGCCCTGGCCGCCGCCTGCGAAGCCACTGGCAAATGGTCTGCCAGCTGCCCGCGAAATTCCTCGGCGCTCACAATACCCTTGGCCGACATCTGGACCAGGGCGCGCATGGCGCCTTCAGCCTCTTCTACCGACAGACCAAACGCACTACCTGCCAGTGATAGGGACTCGAAGATTTCCCGCGCATGCCCCTCAAGGCCGGAACCTTTAACAGCACCGGCAAAGCGGGCATAGGTGGTAGAGACAACACCAAAATCCTGCCCCAACTGATTGGCCGTCTGGCTAAGCCACTCCACATCTTTGCCGATGGCTTTGATATCGCCGCCGTTGGCGTAGAACAGCGTTTTCTGCAGCTTCTCGCTGGCGATCTGAGCCTGATTAAGCTCCCGCGCCACCTCGATCACGCCATCCTTTAGCGAGGCCAGCCCCTGCACGGCCACCAGCGCCCCAGCACCGATAGCCCCCAGCTTGGCTACGTCGGCGATCTCCTCCATGGCGTCCGCCGTGCGGGCAGCCTCTTTGCGCACATCCCCCAGCGCAGACCCGACAATCTGCTTGGTTTTCGCCATGTCCTGCTGGATCTGCGCCGTGCGCGCTTCCAGGCTGATGATCAGCGACCCTACCTGCTGCGTTGCCATAGCCCCCCCTTAATTACCCTTGCGCCGCAGCAGCTCTAGCGCCTCGCGCTCCATGGCTAGCAGCAGCGGCCACCATTCTTGGCGCTGCTTACGCGGCGTGCCGCGCAGGCGGTACAGGCTTTCCAGCTGCACGGCATCCAGCCCCTGCGGCACGCAGTCCACATAGCGCCAGCGCGGCCCCATTTCCTGCCACACCTGCCACACCGGCACCGCCGCCGGGAACAGCTGCACCCCGCTTTCAGCCGCCGCCGGCAGCATGGCGTCGATTTGTTCTTGCGGTACGCCCATGACGGCCAGGCCATGGCGCTGCTTGTCGCGGTCAGCACGGCCACTGCCGCCGTACTGCCAGCGCACCGCCTCGATCAGTTTTTTTCCAGCGCGCCGTAACGCAGATCGTCCAGCGCCTGCATCAGCGCACGGTTGGCCGCAGGGCCGTGGGCGCTCAGCAGCAGCACTTCCAGCGCGTCGGCGCTATAGGCCAGCGGCTGGCCGCTTTCATCCGCCACACCCTGCCAGCCGTCGAAGACTTCGGCGTACAGCTTGGCGTTGGCACGGTAAATATCGGAGACGGTTTTTTCGCCCTTGGCCTGGGCGTGGCGCTGGAACAGCGCGTCCCAATCCGGCTGGCTGCGCAGCAGGCCGGTCAGCTTGATTTCGACAATGACAGCCTCACCAGAGGCATTGCGCACCGCAATGCGGGCGGTAACCGTGGTACGGTCAGTGGTGGCAATCTTGAGCATGGTTTCCCCAATGCAAACGCCCCGCACTGGGCGGGGCGTGGTGTTTAACGGAAGGTCAGCGAGAGTTCGTCGTTGCCGTTGACGGGCTTGGGTGTGAGCGGCAGCGTGGACAGGTAAATGCCGTTGCTTTCGTCGTAGTCGTAACCACCCAGCACCACGTTGGCCGCCACCTCGACAATGGCACCATCGGCACTACCCAGCTGCACCTGCAGCGCGCCAGCCGTGGCGGCCTTGATCGACGGCAGCCAGTCTTTTTCGGCCACCTTGGTGGACTCGATCTTGATGCTGCCGGACGGGCTGCGCTCGGTGATACGCACCACCTCGGCACCACCCGGGCGGGACTGGTATTCCACCTTTTGCCCCATATCCAGCGACAGGCTTTCCACGGCCACACTGTAGCCATGCAGCGTGCAGACAGGCACGTTGGCCTTCTCGAAAACCAGCGGGTCTTTCCACGCCGTGAACACGGCAGCGCCTGGTACAGCGTCAGCACGGCCACCGTGCAGGCCGATGAACTCGAACTTGAGCTTGGGCACGGCCTTGTTGCTCATGTCCAGCGAGCATTTGCCACGCGAGCCCAGCAGCTTGTACAGGATGCCGCCGATGTTGTAGTACAGCGTGGCCGACTCGAAGTTTTTGGATACCGGCGTATAGGTCACCTTGACGCCCGCCGTGGTGGTGGCAGCAAAGCCGCAAGCACGCAGCAGCGCGTCGTAGGCCGGCGCTGTACCTTTGGTACCGGAGCTGGCCAGCTCAACCGAGAATTCCAGCTTGCAGCGGAAGCTGTGCGGAATGCTATCGGGGTTACCCATATAGCCACGCACCAGTTTGCGCTCGGCCTTGTCGGATTCCAGCGGGGTAAACTTGGGATCTACCAACAGCACCGCCGCCGCGGGTACCGCATCCGTGTTGTAAGCTGCCTCGATCTTGGCCAGCAGCACCGGCAGAACGTCAATTGCCATGGTTTTCGCCTTTCTCTTCGGTGCGCTCTACCAGCTCGCGCTCACCGCTTTCCGGGTTGATGACATAACTGCCGCCCTGCCCGGCATACGGACATGCGGGCGACAAAAAACCCGCCTCCGGGGCGGGCTGTTCTTTGGCGTCTTTCGCCTGTTGTTTGCTCATAGCTCACCTTTCGGACAGCGGTAGCTGACCAGGTATTGCGCCCGGCAGATGCCAAGCGCGGGGTTTTCGTCGTCGTAGCCCCACTGCACGCCGCCGCGCTGGATGGCATAGGGCAGCGCCAGCAGCACACCATTGGCTTCGCGGTGAACTACATCGCATGCCGCATGCGGCACATCGCCTTCGCCCAGGATTTCCAGCTCCAACGTCAGCGAGCGGTACTCGAAGTCAATCGGCGAGCGCTCTGGCGATTCAACATCGGACACCAGATGCACCAGCACCGCCGGAAAATCCTGATAGCTGTCCGCCTCATCCAGACTGCGGGTAACACGACCTGCCGCCACACCCGCCGCCAACAAGGCAGCCACGACGGCGTCACAGATTCCGTTTGCTTTGCTCATGTTTCTTTCCAGTGAATACGCCAGGTAGTGGCTACCAGATGCGGGCCAGCATCATCACCTTCATCGTGCGCCCCCTCATCCACTACACCACGCACTTCAATACCGGCAAACACACCCCGGCGACGGTCCAGCACCTGCCGCAGCGCATCTGCCACGGCGTGGGCTTCGTCGTAGGTTGCGCCCACCACAGACAGCTGCACCAGGCTTTTGACCCAAGGCAGGCGACCAGCCGGCGCCTGGGCGCGGTTTTCGGTGACAATCTGGTACGCGATGGCGGGCAAGGTCGGCTCGGCAGGCAGCCGCACCGGGTAAACACGACTACCCACCAGTGCGACCATGCCAGGGTCGGCCAGCATCTGGACAATGGCAGCACCGATCATCGCGTTACCTCGCCACTATCAATGGCCTGCTCGACCACGCGGCCAACCTCGGAGAGCGCCTGCCCCAGCTTTTGCGCGGCGGGGCGCATGAACGGGTACGGCGGCACGAAACGCCCTTCGGCCTTCAGTACTACCCGCGCCGCCTTGCGCCGCACCTCGCCGCCCTTGATCTTGCCGCCGGGGCCGCGCGCGACGTGGCCGTTTTCCAGAAACTTGCCGTAGAAGCCCTTGGGCGTGAGCCCCACGCGGTATGCCACCGCGCCACGTTGGCCGGAGCCACGCGACGACGCCACGCGGATCTGCTTGGCCAGTGCGCCGCTACGCCGGCGCACAATGCGCCGCGCTTCGTCACGGATCAGCGCCGCACCACGGTACAGGCCCCGGCGCAGGGTTTTGCGCTGCAGGTTGCGCGGCACTCGGTCCAGCGCATCGAACAGCTGCTGCATGCCATCAACCGTTGCCATCATCCACCTCCAACATCAACACCTGATAGCCGCGCTGCTCATGCGGCAGCACCGCCTTGACGCGGTAAACACCGCCCGCATGCAGCACCCGCCAGCCAACCAGAATCGACCGCTCGCGGATGGTGACTCGCAAGCTGCAGCCGGTCTGCTCTGCCAGCGCCGCGGTATACGAGCGCGCACCCAGCACATCCACCTTGGCGTACAGCGCGAACGGCACAGACCACTGACTCACCACCTCGCCACTCGCCAAGCGAGTGGGCGACGGGGTTTGCACGCGGATGCGGTCATTCAGACTACTGGCCGTGATCATGCGTACAGCCTCCACGGGTCCAGCAGGCCATCCACGAAAGTACGCGCCAGCGGCACCAGCCGCTGGTCGGCTATCGCCTCGCGTGCGGCGTAAGCGGTGGCCACACGCAGCAGAATCCACGACTTGACCGCCGCATCGACTGCCGCAGCGTCCGGCCAGTAGCCGCAGGTATAGCGCACCCGCACCATGCGCGTGCCGAACGGCCAGCCACCCAGCGCTACCAGCTTGCGCCCTTTACTTAGCCGCCACTCGTCAGCAGCCAGGTCGATTTCGGCACCGGCCGCCGTGATGGCGGTAACCTTGGCTACCGCCGTCACATCGGCATGCAGCACCAGCTGCAGCGCCGGGTCTTCAAACTCGCGCTGCCAGGTCTGCGGCAGGATGGGCCGCCCCAGCTCGTGCTGGCAGGCGGTTACCGCCGCCTGCAGATACAGCCGCAGCAGCGCGTCCTCCTCGGGGATGTCGGCATCGATGCGGCATTGCGCCTTGATGTCGGCGAGCGGCACCAGCGAGGCAGCGTCCTGCGGGGTGATCAGCTTTTCTTGCATGGCTCACTCCATGAAAAAACCCGCCAGCGGCGGGTTTCGGTTTGGCCGTTTAGTCGGCGGGCGGCGCGGAGGGCGGCTGATCATCAGCCGAGTCTGCCACTTCGGCAGCCTCCGCTGCCGCACGACCCTTCTTGATCGGCTCAACCCAGCCCTCCGTAACAGCGATGTCCACGAACTCGGACGGGAGTTCAGCCTTGCCCTTTTCTACTTCCACCACCGCGATACCGTCCGGTGAATACTTGAACGACTTCAATACCTTTACCGTTACCATTTAAAGCTCCCACCGCCGCCCACAAGGGGCGGCTGAAAAGATTGATTAGGCGCCGATTTTCAACAGCTTGATGGCATTGGAATCCATCACACCGCCACCCATGCGCTTGGTGGTGTAGAAGCTCACGTACGGCTTATTGCTATACGGGTCGCGCAGGACACGCGTGCCGTATACGTCGGCGATGGTATAGCCGCGCTTGAAGTCGCCAAACGCCACAGCCAACGAACCGGCCGCCACTACCGGCATATCGTCGTTTTCGACAATCGGCTTGTTCAGCAAGGTAGACGGCTCGCCCGCATCCAGACCAGGGCGCCACAGATAATTGCCGTCCGCGTCCTTCAGCTTGCGCAGCAGCGGAATGGTCAGGCTATTCAGCATCCAGGCCGCATTGTTGCGGTAGCCGGCTTTCAGCGAGTACACCAGGTCGATCAGCACATCGGCAGGAATCGTAGCGGCCGCACCCGACATCACATGCTGCAGGGTACCGATAGCACGGGCATTATCCGCATTGAGCGAGGTAGCGTAAGCCAGAAAGCCCTTGGGCTTCTTGATGCCATCACCCACGGTGAACGCTGCGCTCTCCGCCTCGGCAAATGCAATGGCCAGCTCATCAGCCAGCCATGCCTCAGCATCGAAGTACATATCATCCAGCGACTTTTGCGTCGCCTGGGGGTTGGCGTACAGCTCGCCAAAGAACGGCGCCACCGGCGCCAGCTGCGGCGTATTGGTAGGATTACGCGGATCAGTCTCACCGACCCAACCAGCGTTGGCGCCACCCTTGTTGATCAGGCGCGAGTAGGTTTCATTGCCCACCGTGATGACATTACACACATCACGCATCGGGTTACCTTTGCGCAGCAGCTGGATGATGTTGGTATCCAGCTCTTTAGGCACGGCGTAACCGCCATCGCCATCTACACCAATCTGCAAAGCCTTGGCCTGCAGATCACCCAGGCCATCGTCAACACCCTTACGCACAAACTTGCCAAAAGCCTGCTTGTGCTCGGCCTCTTCCGCGCTGATGCCGTTACCACCCAGCCCCTGACGCGCAGACTTCCTTGCCAGCTCATCGACCGAGGATTTCAGCTCGGTCAGCTCGGTCAGCGCCTTATCGACGTTGGCCAGCTTGACTTCGATATCGCCGGTCGGCGCGCCCTTTTCTACCTTCTTCAGGCGCTCGTCGTTGGCGTTTTTGTACTCATTGAAAGCGCGACCGAGTTCTTCGATGACGCGCGGCAGTTCGCCAGGGTTAGCGTTTTTACGCTCCATATTGGACGGGTAAACCAGTTGTTGACCGTTCATTAGCATGCACTCCGGATGGATTGAATCAGATTGTTGAGAGAAGCCACCAGGCTGGCCTGCTCGGCCTGACGGGCTTTAACGCCGTTAACGCGGGCGGCGTCATTGGCGGGGAACGTGACGACGGACACCTCCCACAGATCGACCTTCTTGAGCGTTCGCACGCCGGTAGCGCGGTCGTAACTGTCGTCACGGGAAACAAAACCGATGGACAGGCCGGACAGGGCCCCCATCTTCATGAGCGCGTAGGCTTCTTTGCCACGCGCCGAATCGAGGCACAAGCGCCCCTCCACATACAGACCGACGCTGTCTTCGGCCATCTTGGTGTAAACGCCGATGGGTTCGGACTGGCGGTGCTGCCACAACAGTGCCGGCAGCGCCTTCTTGGCCGCCCAAGCATCCAGCGAGTCGGCAAAGGCACCCTTGGCGACGATGTCGTAATCACCGTCCACCACGTCGAACACACTGGCGTAGCCAGAAAAATGGCCGTCATCGCTGACGGCCTTGATCTGAAAACTGAAGTCTTTTTGACTCAGCCCGGACGCTTCGCCCGACTTGACTTCAAGATTGCGCGACACTGTCGCCTCCTTTCTTGGATGCAGCAGATGCGGCCAACTCCCGCGCCATATCCACCGGCACCATGTTCAACGGCACCATGCGGATATCGCCACCTTCGTAGCCGTCCATATCTTCCATTTCGAGAATCTGGTTTGGCGTCAGCGCGCCGTTATTGAACAGAGCGCGATAAAACTCGCTGCGCGACTTCGCATCACCCCGCAGCAGGCTGTTAAACAGGAACGCCGCGTAATACTGACCACGCTCGGCGGGCTGAAGCAGGTCACGCGCTATGGCCTGTTCCCAGCGACGCGCCCAGGGCATGAGCGTATCGGTGACATACTCCTGCGACTGGTGCTCGATATTGCTAAAGGTGGCCTTATCCATGCTGTTGATCTTGTGCAACGGCATGCGGTACAGGCGGGCGATTTCTTCTACCTGGAATTTGCGGGTTTCCAGAAACTGCAGGTCGGACAGCTTGAGCCCCAGCGACTCCCAGCTGAGGCCTTCTTCCAGAATCACCGGCGCATCGGCGTTTTCGAGGCCGCCATTGTCTCGCCAGCTTTCTTTCAGCCGGTTGTATGCTGTGTCGGACAGTTTGCCAGGCGCAGCCAACACACCAGGGCCGGTAACCCGACCACCAAACATGCGGGCGCCATGTTCCTCGGCAGCCAACCCCAGCGCGAAGGCTTCGCGTGCGTACTCGATAGGGGTCACGCCGACCACGCCATCCAGCGTCAGGCCGCGCAAGTGCAGCACATCATGCGGGTCAAGATCGATGCTGCCACCTCTTGCCGCCTGATAGCGGTACTGCAGGCTGAAATCATCCAGTTGCTTGACCGACATGCGGCGCGGATCGAGCGGCAGCAGTTCCAATACCCGCTTGCCAGACCACACGATGCGCGCGTACCCATTGCCACGCAGCAATAGACACGCCTGCATCAGCTGCACGAACTCGAACGAGGTCTGCCAGTCGTTAGGCGAACCATTCAGCAGGCTGTACAACGGGTGATTTACCGCCCTGTCTTTGCCCCGCTCACGGCGCTGGTAAAGGTGCAATGGCAGCTTGGCCATGTCTTCGGACAGGTTGCGCACGCAGGCATAGGCTGCCGACAAGCGCATGACGGTGCCGGCATTTACCGCCATGCCCGTCTTAGACTGGTAATCCGCCAGGAACTTACCCAGCACCGACTCCAACTGACCAGCACTGGCGCTTTTGCGGCCAAAAGGCCACAGCGACTTGAAATTGATCATCTGAGTGTCCTGAGTCCGGTTTCTTCGTAGATGGATGTTTCGTCCAGATGCACCATGGCGCGCGTAGCGGCCATGCACATAGCAACAATCGGATCAATGCGGCCTTGCGACCGCTTCTTGTCCGGTTTCATGTTTTCGTTGCTGTCGATCAGCAACGTGACGTTACCGGCGCACCAGCGCAGCAACGGGTTGGCCGCATGGCGCAGCCGCTTGCTATAGACCAGCCGCTCGATGTGCTTGGCACCCGGCGACAAACCGCCAAAGTTCTGCGGCAGCTTGACCATGGGCACGTCGTTTTCCAGCAGCTGGTTGGCCAGGTGCGTACTGTTCCAGGTATCGAAGGCGATTTCCTGCACGTCGTAATCCTTGACCGCCTGCTCGATGGCAGCCTTGACCGGCTCGTAATCGGTGACATCGCCCTCGGTGACGGTGAGCCAGCCCTTTTTCGACCATGTCTTGTAGTCGGAACCGGCATCCTGATCACCGCGCAGCTTGGCTTCCGGCACCCAGCACCAGGCCAGCACGTACCAGTCGCCGTCTTCGTCACCATCTGGCGGCGGAAACAGCAGCACAAAGGCGGTGATGTCGCGGGTACTGGCCAGATCGAGACCACCAAAGCAGCGCCGGCCAAGCAGCATGTCGCGGTCGAACTTCTTGCCGCCTTTGTCCCACACCGTCATGTCGAACCAGCTGAGCGCATCGCCGACAAAGACGTTAAGGTCTTTGGTCAGGAAGTTGGCGCGGGCGCTAGGTAGCACCTTGGCCTGTGCGGCCTGCCCTTCCATGTAGGTGTAGGTTTTGGCACTACCCAAGCCGGGATTGGCTTTGATCCAGACATCCGGGCTGTACGGGTCATCGCCCTCGTCGATGGTGTAGATGACCCCGAACATGCGGTCATCGACCACTTCACCGCTCAACACCTTTACCAGGTAGGTGCGCACCTCCATGCAGATGCCGTCAAGGATGAAACCGGCTGTGGTGATGGCGTTGATAAGCGGGTGAAGGCGCGCACCCAGCGCGGAAATCATCACATCCCACACCTCGCGGGTTTTGTGGGCGTGCAGCTCATCGACAAACACGGCTGAGGGGTTTTTGCCGTCCAGGTTTTCCGCGTTGGCCGCCAGCGGCTCATACACCGATTCGCTTTCCTCCCCCAACAGCACCAGCTTTTCCTGGTTGGCCCCTTCGTACACCTTGACTGAGCGCCCGAGCTTGGGCGAGCGGCGAATCCAGCGCTTCACATTGACAAACGCGGGCTTGAACACCGGCATGGCTTGCTGCCGCGTGGTGGCGATGGTGTACACCTGGGCGCCGTGCTCACCATCCATCATCCAGAGGTAAGCGCCAATCGGCGCCATCCAGGTGGACTTGCCGTTTTTACGGGCCACCTCCTCATAACCGATGCGAAAGCGCCGCAGCTTGGTACCGACCTCGCGCCAGCCAATCAGCACCGCCGTCCAGAACAGCTGCCAGCCATCCAGCAAAATGGGCTGGCCACCTAGCGGACCCGTGGTATGCACAAAGCGGCACTGCACGTAGTCGATGCAGTGCCAGGCATGCGCAGGGGAAAAGAAAAAACCGCGCTTGTGCGCGGTTTGCAGATCTCGGTAGTGGCGTTCCACCGCGAGCATGGCCAGCCTGCCGACGGTGATTTCACCCCGCAGGACGGGAATGCCGTATCGGGTATCCCATTCCTGCCACTGGTCTTCTGGCGGTATCAGCCGGAGGCGGCTGACGGGTGGCTTCTTGCGTGATTTACGAGCCCGTCGAACAGATCGTCCTGCGGCGACTGCTCCGGCAGCTTCGCCCGCACCGTCGCTACCGACGGCAGCGTCAGGCATGATTCCGGCAACCATTTCAGTAGCTCCCCCTTCAGATTGCGGGCAACATGAAACGCCTGGTGCGGCTGCTCATAGCCATTGGCTGTGGTGACAAAATAGGTGCCGCCCTGATCACGCTCGACCTCACTCAGCTTCAGCTCGGCATCGATCCAGCGGACATAGGTGCGGCAGATGATGCTGATCGTCAGGCCGCAGGTGTAATGCTCTAGCCCGGCATCACGTAGCGACTCGCAGATGTAGTCCCAGACCTTCCGCTCTCGCGGGGTCAGCTGGGCGCCAGGCGGCGTAGATGGTGATGCGATTGCAGCAGACTGCTTATCACCGGGACTTTTAGGCGGTGCGCCCGCCCCGCCCGTAATGACAGCGAATGGCGGCTTGGAATCGGCCATAGTGCGCTCCAAGGCCTTTCGGCCATAAAAAAAGCCCCCGACACGTCAGAAAACGCGTCAGAGGCCCTGCATTTTTAACCCCCCCCTGTTCTAAAAACAGAGGCCATAAAAATCTTTGGCTAGGCACGCGGTCTTTGGCGAGGGGCGCCAGACTTTGACCCACCCCTCCCCCTGCGGCCAACCTCACGCCCGCCGGTTGCCGAAGCCACCATCGACCCGCGCCGTCTTGCGGTCATGGCACTGCTTGGACATCGGCATCCAATTGGCCCTATCCCAGAACAAAGCCTGAGCCTGGGCGATACGCTCGACATCGCCAGAGTCCAGCGCCTCTTTCAGACCGTGACGCTTGATGTGATCGACCACCGTCGCAGGCAGCACACGGCTAAGCTGGCGACACTCATCGCACTCACACAACGGACGCTGCCGCAAGAAAGTGTCTCGGGCTTTCGTCCAGCGCGAGTCATAGCCGCGACTGGCAGCCGACCCGCGCCGCTCATCCATCTCGCGGCGTAGCGCCTTGCGGTGCGCATCGCAATAACCAGAACCATCCCGAACCAGCACACTGCAGCCGCGATGGCGGCACGGACTAGGGGCAGACTTCGGCATGGCAGAATCCAGAAAAGGAAACGCCCCAGCCGTCACAGCCAGGGCGCTCAAGGGACAAACGAGGAGAAACAGAAACCACCAGCCCAATGCAAAAAGCCCAAGGCGTTAACCTTGGGCTTTCTCTGGACGCAACTCTGGCGGTGTTGACGGCATGTTATTGGCGGATTTTTCGACTGTCAAGCGGCATCAAGTTCCACCCCGTAGATTTTCTGCAACATCGGCTCAAGGCTGCCACACGCTGCCAGCAACCAACCCTGCAGCACTACCTCGATGTGACGGCGGTAAAACTCCGCCGCAGTGTCGTGGTGAATGCCAAACTCGCGGCCAAACTCGCGGAACGATCCCATGCCCGTCAACCAGTACCGCACCCAATACTGCAAGCCTGACTTGCCGTAGACCAGAGACTCCGGCGCATGATGACTGACAAACGAAACCAGGTCATCGAACACCGACTGCAGAAACGCCATGCTGCCATCGTTCACCCTGGCCATCAGCGCCAAGTTAAACCGCGCATCCAAACCGACCACCGCCGCCACGATCTGGCCGGCGTCCATCAATGCCAGCTCACGACCACGCAACGACTCGCCGCCCCTTACCTCACCGAACGAAGCCGCCGCTTTCAGACCCTGCGACCCTACACGCTCGAATGCCAAACGTACTGCACGAACCACATCGACTTTCACACAAGCTCCTGATCTCCCCAGACCAGTTTTCCCTGTCGGCCAACCTCTGTCGGGCTGGCTCAAAGTGCCGATATCATACCACGTCAAAACCCTTTGCCGGCCAGCATGGCGCGCATCTTTGCCAGCTCACGCTGCTGCACCTCTCGGGTCTGCAACCGCCGCTCATCGGGCAGAGCATGCACCACCACTGGCGGCCACTCACCCCACGCCAGCACCTCTTCCAGCTTTTGCGCCCAGCGCTTGGCCGCACCAGGCCAGCTAGCGTTGCGCAGCTCCCACCAGTCGAACCGTTCAGCCGCCCAATACACCGCCGGGTGACTCCACTTGCCAGGCGACACCGGCTCACCGTACAGCAGCGCCACGGCATGGCCTTGCGCCTCCACAAACGCCGCATGGTAGTCCGGTACCGGTGAGAAGTAGCGCAGTAGCTTGGGCACTTCCAACGGCGGCCACTCCGCGCCCTCCGCCTCGATGCGCTGCAAGCCGGCGTTCACGCAATCCCGCGTAATCCGCCGCCGCGCCATGCCATCAGCCAGCGTCTGCAGAAACAGCTGCTGCACCTTCGGGTCGCCCAGATCACGCGCCACCTTGCCCGGCCACCAGCCAGTCAGCGCCACCAGCACATAGCCAGCCAGCGCCAGGTACTGGCCATCAGCGGCTGGCGACATCAGGTCTCTAGCTGCCATGGCCCATTGCCCCCAAGGCTGCATCCAGCACCGACGCCGCGCCACCAGCAGCCTTGCCCGCCCCGCGCTGGGCAAACGGCACCACCTTGGCCGGAGCCTGCACCAGCGACCCGTTTTCGATTGTCGTGGCAGCATAAGCCGCCACATTGCCCGCGCCCCGGCTACGGGCATCCGCAATGGCCACCAGCATTTCCTGCTCGCCTACTGCCCGCTGCTGCGCCACAGCTGCCACACGGCCAACCGCTTTGGCCAGCGCCGCCGTTGGCACACCGTCTTGCCCCAGCAGCCGCCGAAACAGCACCCCCACTGGCTGACCGCCGTCTACAGCGCCGGCGTCAGTCGGCACGGCACCCCCTGCCACACTCGCGCCCGCGTCAATCATCTCATCTCTATCTACGGATAACGGATGTCTGGCGGCTTTTGAAGAACCCGCCACGGGCGGGTTACGGGCGGCTTTGCCTTGTTCAATATCGGCAAAACCCGCGCCAATGCTGGATTTCAGGCAATCATAATCTGTGGCGGCTTTTGAAGAACCCGCCACGGGCGGGTTACGGGCGGCTTTTTTTTGCGCGCAATAATGCTGATCAGTCTCGCCACCCTCAAAAACAACCGACTCCCCAACATGCGCGGCTTTAGCGTCGTAAACCGCCATCGGCAGGCGCATGATCAGCCGCTTGCCCTGCATGTCGGAAATCAATTCTATCAGGCCAACACGCTCAAGATGCCCAGCCAGCCGGCGCACCTGGTCACGGCTAGGCAGCTCGCCGGCAATGCCGGGATGCGACTCTACTTCAAGTGTGGCGCGCATGCCAGCCCAGCTAACGCGGTGAGTGCGGCCAACCGTGCCGGTAACGTAATCCATGCGCGGCCTCAGCTCACGCAGGTACAACACCTGCGCACCCAGCGGCAGCCCTTGCAGCGCCGCCAATTCATCATCCGTGATTACCACAACCCACCTCCATTACTCACCACGGCCATACCACTGCCTGGTTGGCAGCTGCCGATACGGCTCAAAATCCACTCGGTTCGACTGCAAAATGCGCTGCACCGCCTTCATGTGCTCCGGCGAATACAGCCCGCGCAGCCGCGCCTCCTCGCGCTTTTTCCAGTCACGCCAGCCAGCACGATGCAGTGCCAGCAGGTAGCTGGCATCCGCCTCAACGGCCCCGCTTACCTGCATCCAGTTCACGGCGCCTCTCCTCGGCATCCAGCAGCGCGATAAGCGAGCGCAGCAAGGCGCTACCCGCCTCCCGCTTGCGCTCCGGCGGCGCCGCTTTCACGCGGTAGGCCCGTCGCGCCATCAGGCTTTGCACCGCACGCAGGCCGGACATTACGCCGCCACCCTGCCGCGCTTGTGCGCAGCCCGTACAGCCAGCGCCATTTCACCTATCTTGGTCATGGCCCGCATCAACGCCTCCTCGCAATCAGCCAACTCAGCGCAATCAATGCGGCCATCTGCCACAGCCAGGCCAATCGCCTCGCCCACGTCACCATGCGCCGCCATCAAGCCGGACAGCGCCAGAATGGGCGACGTGGCGCAGCCAGGACCAAACAGCGCCGGCATGCACACGAAGCCCAGGCGCTCGGCAAACGCAAACAAGATGGCCGGGTCATTGGTGGCCACAGAGATCTGCACCGCCTCATCCAGCCGCAGGTGGTGCGTGTCGTTATGCGGGTTGAGCTTGTTAGCCAACACCTTGGGCGACATACCCAACATGCCGGCCACCGCCGCAATGCTATGCGGTTTGCTCTCGCAGATGATGCGTGCCGCTGCCAGTGGGTCCATGTGTCAAACCTCTCAAAATTCACGTAGATATCGATAAACACGACCACTACGATGTGCACCAGGGAATAAAAAACGCCCGTGGGGACGGGCAAAAAGCCGCAGCTACTCTGGGGAATCGAGCTGCAACAGGGGAACCGAATCAGCCGACAGCACCCGATCAGAGGTGCCGCCGGGCTGATATGAAATCTTGAAGAAAGCCGCGAGCTGCTCAATCGTGCAGATTCGCGGATTTGTGGCAACTCGCTGGCCAATCTTGCGAACTGTAGGCAGTGGAACACCACTGCCACGCGCCACTGCCGGCCAATCGCCGCGAGTTTTATCAAGCTGCGCAAGGACTGCGCTATAGAGAGGATATTCCATTCCGGACTTTCCCAAACCGAATACGGTTAGCCTACACGAGCCGCAAACGGTTTGCAAATCCGGCAATAATCCGTTTATGGAAAAGTCAATCAAAGCCGTGCTGGCTAAAAACCTTGAACTGCTGATGAAGCGGCACGATCGGTACTCAACCAACAACAAGTTGGCGGAGACTACAGGCCTGGGGCTTGGCACCATTAATCGCATCAGGCAGCAAGCGTCCGCCGCAGGAATTGATACCGTAGAGATCATTGCCGCCAAATTCGGCATGAAAGCGTGCGACCTACTGGACGAGAATCTGGAACAACGACTGCCAACCAGCACAGCGGGCAAATACAACCTTCAGCCGGTTGCAGGGCACCTGACATTCCAAGAGCAAACCGCAAACACCTATCTGCTACAAGATCCGGTTAGCCGCTTATCAACATCTGCCAGAGAAGCTTTTTTGCGTGGCAGCCTGACAGAGCAAACGATTGATGCATTTGCCCAAGCATTTGAGCTGCTACCTCGCCCCAGCAACGACCTCAAGGCCGAAACGGGCGAGATGAAATCCACCCTCGACCAACTGCGCAAGCAGCAACCACCGCAATAAATATCCAGCTGGCACACGCCAGCCGCATCAAATGCAGCGCCGTGACCATCTCATTACCGCAGATGACCGCCCCGGTCATTCCTGCCCGGCAGCGAGATGGAGACAATCACGGACATGCACAGCCAGCACGCCATACGCCACCAAAACCTGCGCCGCCTTGTCGAACGACACGGCGGCGTGGTGGCATTGGCGCAGCAGCTGGGCCGCGACTCGTCGCAAGTCAGCCGCTGGCTGGCTTGGCCAGGCAAGCACAGCCGCACCATCAGCCACAAGATGGCAACCCACATCGAACACAGCCTGCAACTGCCCGCCGGCTGGATGGACACCCCGCACAGCAACACCCTCACCGAGCAGCACCCGCTGCTGGACGCAGCATGCAACTTTCTAGCCTCCTCGCCAGATCCGGCGGTGGCGGATATACTCGCCCAGCTCTTACGAGCCATAACCCCACCACCCCGACCGTAACCGTGATAAAGCTGCTGGACACCGGACACCTCATCGCCCCGCTACCCACCAGCCACACCACAGCCCAACTTCACAGAGCATGTTTAATCCGGGATGAGTACGCCAACCGCGTACACGCCCACATCAAAGCCTTCCCGGCCGACAGCAAAGGCCTGGCCAACGAAGTGGCCGGCCACCTGCTGCACCACGCCGCCGGCATCAACACCGCCCGCCGCGCCTGGCTGATCGTACTGAACCGTCACGAATTGACCACGCTCTTTCCGGCAGTCGATATCGGCAACGATCAGGAATGGCTATGCTGGGCAACCGAGCATATCGAAGGCATGCCCATCAACGCGATGGACGCATGGACGTGGGGCGACGAGCTGGCCGTCTGGCCAGACACCGCTACCTGCATCGCGCTGCACGAGTGGCTATGGGCCATCGACGGCAACGCCGGCAACCTCATCAGCACCGGCCACGGCGACTTTGCCGCCATCGACCACGCCGACATTCTGGGCGGCCAACACTGGACGGCAAAAATGCTGCGCCACAACACGCAGCAGCGGTTCTACAATAAGGCCTTGCATATTGCATGGGGCGGCACACCCACCCCGCAGCAGCGCCAGGCAGCCCGCGACAAAGCCAGCCGGCACAGCCATATCCTGCAGGCCGCATGGCCGCACATCCACCAGTGGTGGCAGAGCATGCTAAAAAGAAAAGACATCGACGCCGCCTACGCCTTCCTGACAGAACGCGCCGCGCCAGGCTGGATAGACAATCGACTATGAGCAAAATGAGCAAGATGTTGGCCGCGCTGCGCGCAGCCAACCCGCAAAGCCAGCCCCGCACACCCGGCTACACCGGCTGCGGCCGCTGGCTGTACTGGCACAGCCCCAGTGGCGAACGCATCATGATCGGCATTGCCATCGATCTGGCCGGCATCACCTACCGCCAGATCATCACCGGTGACGACTGCGCCGATATCGCCCGCCAGCTATGGGGCGACACCACCGCGTGGCAGCTGAGCAAACTGCTGGCCGGCACCATGGCCGCCACCCTCACCCCTGCCATGCCGCTACCCGCAGGCATCAGCAGCGAACCCATCGCCATCGTCACCGGCGACACCCCCGCCGACATCCTGGACGCGCTATGGCAAGCCGGCCCCGCGCAAAGCCTGCTGCTCAAAAAAAAACCGCTCAGTATGTCTGAGCGGTTTATCGAGGGCGGGAACAGCCCCGAGCAGGAACCGGCATCACCGGCACCGGCGGCACACAGCCGCGATTAGGCGTTACAGGCAACAACACCCGCAACAGGTTTGGCATGGTCTGATTCATGCCGCCATGTTGCACTTTGTTGTCAATTATATCTATTCGTAGTTTTACTTAATCACCCACCTGTGGAATCAACGCACATCCACAGTGCTTGCACTTCCGCGCATCCATCCTCACCAACTCTCGACAATCCGGGCAGCGCACATGCGTCTCAGGCGTCGGTGCGTCCGGCGCCAGCTTGCGCGACGGCATAACCAGCACACACACCAGGCCAATCCACCCCAGCACCCACCACCACCCGGACCGGCCACGACTCTTCGCAGCCAGATAGGCAGCCACGCAGCCACCCACCAAGAAAAAGAAGCCTTCCATAACACCCCCAGCACAAGACATGTGCATCAATGATACCAAATGCATCAAACCGTTTTTGCAACACAAGCAAACCGCAAACGGTTATTCACGCTTGACAGCTAACCGTATTCGGTCAATCATTGCGCCATACAAACCGTTTGCGGTTAGCTCTTAAACAAACCACGAATGCGCAACCCGTCCGCCCGACGGGAAGCCATCCACCTGATGCAGCGCCCATGCGCGCCGGTCGCCACACTCACGAGGAGCAGGCGCCGGCGATGTCACCGGACACACGCGCAGATCACGACGCCCCTGCCGCGCACGCCACACCGCGCCGCAACGCATCAGCCACCCACGTTCTGGGGACATACAGAACGCACTTCCCAGCCGCCTGACACCAGACGGCTGGCGAGTGAACACACCAGGAGAACAGCATGGAAATAAAAATAGCCGCCCACACGGACGGCTTCCGCAAAACGCTTGGCGAGCTGGAACTGGCGCTTGCCGAAACCACCGAGCAAACCAGACAGTTGGCACTGGACCTAATCAATCACAATCCGGCACTACTGGGTTTCAAAGGTCACACCACAACCCATGGGGCAAACCTGACGGTCCACCTTGAACCACCCGATGAGCTTCTTGAACTTCTTGCCGCAGTTCGGGCTGGCGATCTGAGTCATCTGATCGAGCGCCCCCATAAAACCCCCATACAGCAAATGCAGGACCGCATGGCGGCTCTACAGCAGCAGATTGCCGTGCTACAGGCCACCACAGCCGCCAAAGAGGCGGCACTGACAAACACGGTCAACCAGCTGGGAGAAAGAATCACCCTGCATGAAAACCTGATCAAGCAGACAGCCGAACTGCAGGGCATGCTGATTGACCGCGTCATCGGACCCGCCGCGAATTAGCACTCGGCATCCGCCGACAGAATCAAGCACAGCCGAGAAGCACCACCACAACAGCGTAACCACCGACCCGCAGCGCCCCCGCATCAGGACGCTGCAAGACGTTGGTCACGGCGTCACGTTCGAGCTGGGCGAAAGCCCCCAACAAGCAGCCGGATGGCGTTACCGGCACCCCCATCGGCACGGCTTACCCCGTGCCGCTTCTATTTGAACCGCGTTGTTATATCAACCACATAACAGCGCCATAACAGCCACATAACAACAGGATAACCGGCACATGAGCGAGCAAAGCACATGGCAGCAGCAAGCCAAAGCGGCGCTGCAGCAGCTGCCCACCCCCAGCAGGCCACTCACCAAGGCCGAGAAATTCCGGCAGCTGCTGCCGGATATCGAACGCCAGATTCAGGCAGGCACCCCACAGGCAGACATTGCCGCCGCCCTCAGCGAGGCAGGCATGGCCATGACCACGGAAATGTTCCGCAACTACTTGGCCGCCGCACGCCGGCAGCAAAGAAAGACGCCAGCAAATGAAGCAAGCCAAACCCCCGCAGCGGCCACGCCACCCAAGGCAGCCACCGCCGCCAGCAAGCCAGACACCACCACCGCCCGCGGCGACTACCGCCAGCAGCGCGGCCAACCCCTCAAATGGTAATCAGGAGAACCCCATGCAACGCACCGTACACATCACCATGCAAGGCAAAGGCGGCTGCCTCAAAAGCGGCATCACCAGCCTGGTAGCGCAGCACCTCGCCGCCAGCGGCACGCTGCCGCTGTGCCTGGACACCGACCCGGTAAACCGCACCTTTAGCCGCATCACCGCGCTGCAGGTGCAGGAGCTGGAACTGCTGAACAACCACCAGCAGATCGACCCGCGACAGTTCGACACCATGATCGAGCGCGTACTCGACCACGACGGCCACGTCGTCATCGATACCGGCGCCGCCGTGTTCGTGCCGCTGAAAGCCTACCTGCTGGGCAGCGACGCGCTGGGCCTGCTCACCGACAACGACCTGCGCGTCGTCATCCATGTGCCGCTGATCGGCGGGCTGGACTTTGTCGAAACCGCCAACGGCCTGCACGCCATCCTCACCGACCTGCAGGAAGCCGACATCGTGGCCTGGTGCAATCCCTTCTTTGGCCCGGTGGAATACCAAGGGCGCGGCATCGAAGACAGCGCCCTGTACAAAGACAACCGCCACCGCTTTGCCGGCGTCATCCACATGCCGGACTATGACCGCCACACCTTCGGCGCCGACATCAACGCCGTGCGCAGCGACGGCCTGACCTACGCCGAAGCCATCCAGCACCCCGGCTACAGCCCCAGCGCCCGCCACCGCCTCAAGCGTGTGTGGAACACCTACCAGCAAGCGCTGGCCGACCTGAACCTGATCTAACCCGCAGCGGCCGCATGGCCGCACTGGAGCCATCATGCAAACCCTGACCGTACAGAACCTGATCCGCATCCGCGCCGCCATGCAAGCCGCAGCCCGCGAAGGCAACCTGGTGATTTTCCCGCGCCGCATGGATACCAGCCGCGACTTTCACGCCCTGGGCATCCAGCACCTGCACCAGCCCATGTTCACCAGCACCGGCCTGCTGGCCGCCCGACCCATCAGCTACCACACCACGCCATGAGCAAATACTACTCACGCCGTGCTGCCGAGCAGGCCCGCGCCGAAGTGCAAAGCATCGCACTGGCCGGCAAACCACCCACCAGAGCCACCCCGCAAGACATCCGCAACGCCAACGCCCGCCGCGAGATAGAAGCCCGCCGCATGGCACAGGAGGCCAGACTATGAGCCAGACTTTTGCACAGCAGATGGAAGCCGCAAGACAGCGGCATCACGAAATCATCGCCGACGGCGAACGCGCACTGCTGCGCGTGCTACAGGCCGCCCGCCGCGACACCGGCCAAGCCGGCATCTGCGCCCGTTTCCTGCTGGGCCTCTACAACGACCGCCGCTTCCCGCTCGACCTTACCGCGCTGCCCAGCCTGGACGATGCGCTGTTTGAAGATTGCATGATCGTACTGCGCATGGACGCCCGCGCCTGCGAACGCGATGACTATGGCTACTTTGCGTTCATCGGCGAGGTCTGGGAACAGCACGCAGCAGACTGGCGCGTACGCGACCACACCAAAGCCTATCGCCCGAAGTAAGGAGCCCATCATGCCGACACTGAAAGACCTGATCGCAGCCAGCCTGCCCACCGTCAGCGATGACATTGCCGCCCTGTGCCGCTCGGCAGACGAGTTCCTGCTGGACGTGCAAAACCAGCTTGGCCACAACCAGCTGCACGGCGCAGTGGTTATCACCAGCCAGCCGCGCACCCATCACGGCGGCCGCGACATCATCGTGGACGTGGAAATCCACAACCTGTCCTGCCTGCAAATCCACCAGCTGGCGCAACAGCGCCCGCACTACCTGCCCTTGAACCGCCAGCGCGGCGAAATGATCGCCTTTGGCAGCGCCAGCAGCGAATACATGCTGTCGCTGTGGGCCACCCTGATCGACGACGCCGACAGCCAGGAGGAAGCCGCATGAAAACCGTACTCGACATCGCCAGCACCGTTGGCCGCCTGCTGCTGGGCTGCATCACCGCCAGCCGCCGCATCACCAAATGAAACACCGCGCGGCACTGGCCGCCATCTGCCACATCCTACGGGGCGTCGTATGCGGCGCCCTTTTCATTGCCTTGTACGGAATAGCCGAATGGATAGACCGACCCCCATCGCCACCCGCGCCATCATCCAGCTCGGGCAGCAGCTTAGCCACACCATCCAGCGCCTGGAACAGCACCGCGCCTGCTACGACCGCGCCGACCATCTGGCAGCCCAGCTGCAAGCCCAAGGCCACCAGGTGGACGCCCACCCGCCGCAACTGCCCATGGCAGCCGACATTGCACCGCGCCTGATCGCCAAGCACGTCACGGCAAACCTGCTCACCGATATCCACGCCACCGGCCACCGCGTCTTCCTAAACGGCCACCGCTGGCAGATCAACCCACCCGCAGACGCCCGCGATGGGGCGCTGTCGTTCTACTTGATGGAAGCACCATGAACAGCATCAGCTTTGACGGCCGCCTGGCCGCCGACCCCGACCTGCGCTACACCCCCGGCGGCGAGCCGGTCCTGAGTTTTCGCGTCGCCAGCGACATCGGCTTTGGCGAGCGCAAAACCACCAACTGGTTTAACTGCACGATCTGGGGCAAGCAGGCCGAAAGCCTGAAGAACTACCTGAAGCGCGGCAGCCCTGTCACCGTTTACGGCCAGCTGACGCTGCGCGAATGGCAAGACAAGGAAGGCATCAAGCGCCTAGCGCCCGATGTGCGCGCCAACGCACTCACCCTGCAGGGCAGCCGCGATAGCAACCAGCCGCCAGCCGACCACCAGCCCGGCCAACGCGGTGGCGCCGACCCCAAACCCCGCATGCAAGAGGACATGGACGATGACATTCCGTTCTAAAAATGAAAAGCTGGGCCGGCTCACGCCACTGCGTCACATAGGCAAGAGCAGTCACGGCAAACCCGTCTGGCTGTTCCAGTGCGACTGCGGCAAGTTGGTGGAAAGAATCATAAACACCGCCATCCGCACCGCCGCCAGCGGCGGCACGCCAAGCTGCGGCTGCTACAAATACCAGCGGCCACCCTTCCCATCCGCCACCCGCCTAGCGCGGGAAGAGCAGCAGGAAGAAGAGGCACACAGCACCAAGATCGCAGCCTGCATCAGCGAAAACCGCGCCTGCGTACCCGCCAGCCTGCAGCAGCTCACTGGCCGCATCATCAGCATCCGCCACACCACCGGCCGCAGCTTTAGCCGCAGCCACCTGCCGCAGCAGCACAGCAGCACGTTCAACATGATGAACGCCGTATGAACAAAGACATCCGCAAAGCCCTGCAGCCCTACCTTGCCGCCGGCGCAACCTTACTGCCCAGCGGCAAGCACCACACGCTGCTACTGCCCAACGGGCAGCGCGTCAGGATCTGCAGCACCCCATCCGACAGCTGGCGCGGCATACGCAACCTGCAGGCCGATCTACGGCGCAAAGCCCAGCTGCCCACCCAGCACCAACAGGCCACCCATGCGGTGGCCTGATCAATTCTGGAGAACGACATGCAAGACGAAAGCATCCTCCGCAAAATCAAGAAATGCCTGCGCCTCGCAGAGAGCAGCAACGAACACGAAGCAGCAGCAGCCATCCGCCAAGCACAGGCACTGATGGCAAAGCATGGTCTCAGCCAGGCCGATATCGCCATCAGCGACATCCGCGAGAGCAACACCAAGGCCGGCGCACTCACCAGACCGGCCAAGTGGGAGCAATTGCTGTGCGGCCTTATTGCCGACGCATTCGGCTGCAAAGCCATCCACGCCCGCCAATGGAACACTGCCCACTGGGTATTCATTGGCCGAGACGCCAATCCCGACATCGCCAGTCACGCATTTGCCCAGCTTTACCGGCAGATCAAGCGCGCCCGCAAGACCTTCATCGAAACCCAATGCACCTACCTCAGAAGCCAGACTAAAACCCGCCGTGCTGACATCTTTTGCCAAGGCTGGCTCAGCGCCGTATCGAAACAGATCACCCAGCACGCGGGCGAGCGTGACGCAGAAGTCATCAAGCAATACATGGAAATAAAGCACCGCGACATTGGCCAACTGGGCGCATCAGATCGCATGAAAGGCCGGAAAGCAACAACAGGCGATGCCCTCGCATTCCACGCAGGCAAAGCAACCGGCGCAGACGCCAGCCTGCACCACGGCATCAACGGCCAAGGCAGCCAACAACTTGTACTGGAGGCAAAATGAGGGTAGCCGATGGTTTCGCAGGCCTGGGCGGTTCAAGCGAGGGCGCACGCATGGCAGGGGCAGATGTCGTCTGGACTGGCAACCACTGGCCAGCCGCCGTCGAGCTGCACGCACGCAACCACCCCACAGCGCAGCACGTCTGCCAGGACATGCACCAGGTAGACCCGGCATCCATTCCGCGTCACGACGTATTCACCGCCAGCCCATGCTGCCAAGGGCACAGCCCGGCACGCGGCAAAGCCAATGGCAACCCGCAACACGACAGCAGCCGCGCCACAGCTTGGTCAGTGGTGGCCATTGCGGAATACCACCTGCAGGACGTGATCGTGGTAGAGAACGTGCCAGCCTTCACCCGCTGGCTGCTTTACCCGGCATGGCGCCAGGCAATGCACGCGCTTGGCTATGCCATCCAGCCTTATGTGCTAGACGCGGCAGACCATGGCGTGCCACAGAACCGCGAGCGCCTCTATCTGGTGATGACTCGCAGCAAGCACCCCATCGAGCTACAGCTGCCCAAGCGCGAGCACGCAGGCGCCGACAGCTTCATCGACTTCACCAGCGGCAAGTGGAGCCCGATTGCCAAGCCGGGGCGGAGTGATGCCACGCTGAAACGCATTGCCGCCGGCCGCGCCCGCTTTGGGGACCGCTTCTTGGCACCGTACTACGGCACCGGCTCAGGCGAGACAGGCCGCAGCCTGGCCCGCCCCATCGGCACGATCACCACCCGCGACCGCTGGGCAGTGATCGACGGCGACCGCATGCGAATGCTGACCGCACAGGAATGCCGCGCCGCCATGGGCTTTCGCCCCGACTACATCCTGCCGGAACAACACCGGCTAGCCGTGCACATGCTGGGCAATGCAGTTTGCCCACCCGTGATGCGCGACATCCTCACCGCAATCCAGGAGGCAGCATGAAAGAACGCCCAATTCTATTCAGCGGCGCGATGATCCGCGCCATTCTGGCCGGCCAGAAAACGCAGATGCGGCGCGTTATGAAAAACCCGCCGACGCCATCTGCGCACTTCCCGTGGCTTGGCGTGAAGAGCCTGCGCGGCACTCACAGCTTTGTTTATCCGAATGCCCTGCCGGAAATATTGGCCGAATGCCCCTACGGCCAGCCCGGCGACCGGCTATGGGCGCGTGAAGCATGGCGCTTGCCCAGCATTTTTAATGCGCCGAGCTGCTGCCTCTTCGCCCATAGCCTTGCACTACACGCTGCCGACGGCCGGAGCAATCCAGCCTGCACGCATCAAAACACCATGCTAATGCCCCGCTGGGCCAGCCGCATCCTGCTGGAGATTACCGACGTGCGTATCGAGCGCCTGCAGGATATCGACAGCGCGGACGCACTAGCCGAAGGCGTGAAGCACTGCGAGGACTTGCTTGACGCAGACGCGCACTGGTACGCCCCCGAAGAGTTGTATTCGATGCTATGGACGGTGAGGCATGGCTGGGGCGAGCACGGCTGGAACGCCAACCCCTGGGTATGGGTGGTGGAGTTCAAGCGCGTAGAGGCCACCCCATGACACAGCTCGCCCTCACCCTAGACCACCCCATCACAGGCCGCGCCGCCGCCCACCTGATCACCCCCGCCAGTCGCCGCCGCATCCTGGCCAACTACTGCATTGCCCGAAGCAGCGTCACGTTCTACATCATGGAATCAGGCGGCGAACTCATGAAATGGTCAGGCAACGGCCAGAAGCCCATGTGGGTAAAGCAATGGCTGGCCAACGGCGGCAGCCTCGACGACTTGGCCGTCACCATCAAAAAGGAAGGAGGTACGTGATGGACGTCAGAACAATCACACTGCACTACCTACAGCAGCACGGCTTTGACGGTCTCTATCTCGACAATATCTGCGGCTGCCAATTGAGCAACCTACTCGCCTGCGGCGGCTGCCCAGATACACCCAATTGCGAACCGGGCTACATACGCCTCATCGACGGCGGCTGGATCATCACACCCGAGAAAGCGCCGCCAACCCCAACACCACCCACCTGCACCTGCTCAAGCGGCGACGACAGCTTACGCTGGCCATGCCCAGCGCACCCACCAACACCCCAAGGCCAGCCCAGCGCTGGCCTTTCTCATGGAGCCGACCATGGATGATTGCGTCCTCACCCTGAAAGAAGCCGCAGCCTTCATGCGACTGGGCCAGCGCACACTACGCGATTGGATCGCAGGCGGCCGGCTGAAGGCCATCAAAACCGCCAGCCGGGGCGGCAAACTTCTCATTCTGAAATCAGACTGCATTGCATCCATCCGCCAGCAGCAAGATACTGGCGCGGTGGATGCGCTTGAAGGCACAAACAAGGAGAAAGGCACATGGCCATCAAGCTCAGGAACGGCACCTGGTACTGTGATTTCACTACGCCGGACGGGCAGCGAGTTAGATCGTCTCTTGGCACAAAGGACAAAAAACAGGCATTAGAACTGCACGACCGCATGAAAGCCGAGGCTTGGCGCACAGCCAAGCTCGGCGAAGTGCCGGTTAAGACCTTTGACGAAGCATGCCTGCGGTGGCTGGAAGAGAAGCAGCACAAGAAGTGCCTGGACGATGACAAGTCGAAAATAGGCTACTTCCTGGAACACTTCGCCGGCCGCCCGCTGGCAGACATCAACGAGCGAGCGATAAATCAAGCCATTGCGGCCATGACCGACCGCCGCCACCGGATGAACTGGGAGGCAAAGCGGGACAGCCTGCAGCGACAGCGGCTGCCTGTGCCGCCCTACCAGCCCAAACCGGTGGCCACTGCCACCAAAGCATCGCACCTGGCATTTATCCGCGCCCTACTCAACCGAGCTGCAACCGAATGGAAGTGGCTCGAAAAGGCACCTACCGTGAAATGCCCACCGGTCGCCAACAAGCGCATCCGGTGGCTGACACGCGAAGAGGCACAGCGACTGATCGACGCACAAAGCGAGCACATGCGCCCCGTCGTCGTCTTTGCGCTAGCCACCGGCCTGCGCCGCGCCAACATCGTCAATCTGGAATGGAGCCAGATCGACATGCAGCGCAAAGTAGCGTGGATACATCCAGAAGATGCCAAGGCAGGGAAAGCCATCGGCGTAGCACTAAACGACACGGCCTGCAGCGTGCTGCGTGGCCAGCTCGGCAAACACAGCCGCTGGGTATTCGTTCATACAGAAGAAGCCGTCCGACCAGACGGCACAAAGACGGCAGCGGTGCGAAAGATGCGCATCGATGGCAACACCGCATGGCGCGCATCGCTCAAGCGGGCAGGCATCGAAAACTTTCGCTTTCACGACCTGCGGCACACCTGGGCAAGCTGGCTAGTACAAGCCGGCGTGCCTTTATCTGTGCTGCAGGAAATGGGCGGCTGGGAGTCGATCGACATGGTTCGCCGCTATGCGCATTTAGCGCCGTCACATTTAACAGAGCATGCGCGACAAATCGACGCCATATTAGGAGGCAATGGCACAAATACGGCACAAAAACAAAATGGGCTAAGCGAGAGAATCGCCTAA